AGAAGTTATTTGACTATCAGCAATATGAGCAGTGTCTATACTACCATCTGTATAATGCTCAGAGTTGATAGCATCGTCTGCTATTTTAGCTCCTGTAACAGCATCAGCTGCAATTTTTGCTGTAGTAACATTTAGGTCAGTTATCTCAGCAGTTGCTATTGCACCACTAGCTGCAGATGTTATTCTACCTTGAGCATCTACTGTAATATCTGCTGCTGTATAAGTACCAGCAGATACAGCTGTGTTAGCTAGTTTATCAGCAGTTACTGCATCATCTGCTATCTTAGCAGTTGCAATAGCTCCTGTACCTAGGTTATTTAGATCTTCACGTAATAAAGGTCTACCACCAGCTTGTGAGCCATCATGTACGACAGCTGTATCTTTTGTTGTATCAATAGTAAGTTCACCTTCGGCTCCGGTAAAGCTACTATGTTGCGTGGTTGTACCACGTCTTAGTTTTAATTGTTTTGCCATTATGCGATTGTTCCGAAGTCGATTTGTAAATTATCTCCACTAACAGTTCCTACCTCTGTAAGATTTTTATCATTACAGTCTAAGTGTCCACCTAATGCGGGACTTGTATCTGAGACTACTGAGTTGATACCGGGAGATATTCCTACCCAAGAACTACTATTATAATAATTTAAAGTATTACCTGTACTATTGTACCAAAGATCACCAGCAGAAGGGCTTCCGGGGTTAGAAGAAGCTATTGTATACTCACTTGCATAACGATTTACGTCAGCAATAGAACCTCCAACAGTATTTACATTACTTACTGCTCCAGCAACCGTATTTACATTAGATATTGCCCCAGCAACTGTGTTAACATTTGCAATACTTGTAGCAGTTGTAGTTACAGAAGTTATGTTTGAACCAACAGTATTAATGGAGTTATTTCCTGATCCAGTATTAACAGCATCTGTTATAGCTCCTAAGTCTTCTGTAAATGTTACATAACCAGATACACTATTAATATTTGTAATAGTTGACTGACTAGGTGTAATAGACGAGAACCCGTCTCCTGACGACCCATCATATACCATCATCACTTTATTAGAAGAACTATCAAACCATAGGTCTCCAGTTTGCAATGATGAAGTATCAGCTCTTGCTGTAGGAGCAGAAGTAGCTATTATATATTTATCAGCAAAGTTATTAATATCTGCTACGTTTGTTGCAGCAGTAGATATTGCTGAAGATATTCCTGCAACAGTTGTTACTTCAGTAGCTTTTGGTACTAATCTATGAAAAGCGTATGTATGTAAGGTAGTTGTTGTTTCTACGATTACACCGAATCCTGCTGTCAGAACTGTAGAACCACAACCTGTAATAGTTACAGTGTTTCCAGATCCAGCACCATCTGCAATAGTAACTGTTCCACCGCTTGGTGTACGTGTACTACCTATGGCTTTTACAGACACAAGAGTTCCAGCTCCGTTATTCACATCAGGGTTAGCTGTAGGAAAAGCTGTCTCACTTGCAATAGGTACAAAACCACCAACATCATCAACTAAATCAATAATTCTATCATTAATAGCTGCGGTTGTAGCAATAGACGTATCATTATCTGGGAATGTATCACCATCTTTAATAGTGTCTCCAGTACTTACATTAAAGTACCTAGCATCAGATGCAGAAGTAGTAAAGAATGTCGTATCATTTGCACTAGCAGCTGCTTGTTCACTGTTGGTTACTATAACTGCGTCGGCTATTTTATCTGCTGTAATTGCATCATCAGCTATCTTAGCTGTAGTAACATTGCTATCTGCTATTTTAGCTGTTGTTACATTAGCGTCTGTAATCTTAGCAGTTGTAACGGCAGATGCAGCTAGTTTAGCAGTTGTAATATTTGTGTCTGCTATTTTAGCAGTTGTAACTTGTGAATCGCCAATATGTGCTGTATCTATAGATCCATCTACATAATGCTCAGAATCTATTTGATCGTCAGCTATCTTAGCATTAGTTACAGCATCAGTTCCTATCTTTGCAGTTGTAATTTGTGAGTCAGCTATGTGTTCAGTATCAATAGATCCTGCTGCATAGTGTTCAGAATTAACTACATCATCAGCAATTTTAGCTGCTGTAACAGCATCTGCTGCAATTTTAGCTGTAGTTATTGCTGCGTCTTTTATATCAGATGTTAATACTGTCTGATTTTGTTCTTCTTGTGTAGCATATAATAACTGCGTCATATTGTTGTTAAGGTCTGCTGCCTTAACTGCCGATCCAGCTGTAAAAGTTGCTTTAGCGGTGTCTACATCTGTATCACGATAAATACGTATAGCGGCTGGGCTGGATGGTATATTGCCTGACGTAAATACGACATTACCACCACCTGTTGTAGTGTAGCTAGTAATGTTATAATGTGTACCTGATGATTTGACAACTCCATCAACATCTACTTTAATATCGGCTTCTTTGTAAGAAGGAAATGAGAACGCTTTTGTTGCGTTCCCATCACCTGTATAATCTACGAATGTTGTTGCCATTTATTTAAGATTGTTATGGTCTGTACTCTGGTCCTACACCAGCCTGTACACATTTGCCTGTTTTCTTATCTCTGTAGAATCCAGAAGGACAAGGTTTTTGATTTTTACGGACGCCTTTACTTCCGTCTTCATTATAAGTTGTTGCCATTTATTTGTACATAGTAAGGAATCTTGTATCTAACTGTTTCTGAAGTTGTTCCTGCTTTGCAAGTCGTTGTTCTCGTATAAGCTTTCTTACAATTTCTTGATCAGAGATACTTGCCCAAGCTTTTATACGAGCTTGTGAGAATAATTTATCAATCATTCTGTTGTGATAATAATCTCTTGCATTAAAATCTCCACGTCTTCCTGATTTTATATCTTTGTACATCTCTTCAAGTGAAGCTATTATCTTAGGATCTCTAGATAACTTAATAAGTTCAAGTTCTAGATTTTGTTGACCGATAGCCTGCTGGAATAAAGATCTTACTTCAGCATTTTGACTTAAATTTGTACCATCAGGAGCATAATAAGTAGATAATCGTAAATCATAACCACTATCAAACAAGAACTTTCTACCTTCACTCTGATCTAAATTTAAAGATATAGGGCTAACAGCATTAAATGCTCGTGTTAAGAAATCCCAATCTTTCAAAGGTTCACCATTTAAAATATCATATTTAATAGGTAATGGATTTTCAGCAAGATTTTCACTTATTAAGTTTCTGTTACGTATGGATT